TGCGTAAATGATTGGTCCAGCCAATACAGATTATCATATCAGCACAATTGTTTTGTTGAACATATTCAGCAAATTTTTCCTGTATACAGAAATTACTAGCACTTGGTTCTGCTAAATTTATTGCGCCGCAATTTAACGTTGTTGCTAGTTTACCTAGCCAGGTGTTCTGTTCTCTATATGGTGTGTTTTCGTGATGACGATCCCAACTATCCTCTAGTTTTGGATCAAGTAATTCGCTGCCATAGGTAAAACTACAACCAAATCCTACTAGTTTCATGGACGATATAATACTTTATTAAGTGTTCCTGTAGTTGTACTGCGATCAAATCTTATAGCACTATACACACCATTCCAACTAAAGAAATCGTTGTCAGTTTGTGCGGTATAGGTTCTTGTTGTAATGGTAGTAAACTCATCATTGGTAAGTCCGCTTGGCGCAGGGCTTAGGCTACCTTTAACTGTTAAAGTTCCGGTGAACGCACTGCTAAAATAAACCTGTGCGCTGTGTAGAGCAGTATTGCGATTAACGTAAGGATCTATGTATATAATACTACCAGTATCTCCACTAGAAAAGCCTTCTTCTGTGCTAGCAATAAACAACGGATATACACCTTCAACTATTTCTAATACGCCGCCGGCGCCATAATTATCATCACTATAGCCAATCTGTGCTCTACCTTCGCCACTAACAACTTTAAAAGCATAGGTATAAAACTTAGATTCAAGATCAAGCATGTCACCTTCGGTAAGTGTAACTTCTGCTAGGCCTAGATATGGATCAACCACACTAGCAGTTCTTTGTAATAGAGTTCTATTTGTTTCTTTGTCAATCATAATGAAAGTAATAGTCTTGTCTAATAAACTAACTTTCTTTTGATCTCTGTTTACAAAATTAACCCGTATAGGGTTGTCTATTCCCCTATATACTTTTACATTAGGTGCGTAAAACATATGCATGATATTCCCCGGGGCTACATCATTTATTGTAGCCAAGATATTTTGTTCGTATAAGTAACTAGTGATAGCAGCCATTATATGCTATTTATTCAATATGATTAATCTCACTGACGAAATAATAAAGAAGTATCCTTTTTTAAGCCTAGTCGTATATGGCGGAAATGAATATATAGGTATTATACAAAACAGCGATGACACTGTTTTAAGTATATACAACTACGATCTAATTAAAAATGAACCAGATAAAATAGAATTTTTATCTCTGGGCGAAGTCTGGTGGTGGGAAAGTAATCAACAAATTCCAATTAATATTTTTTTAAAGCAAGACTGGAAAAAGTTTTCTACTATTCTCGTAACTTTAAATATCAAAGATTGTGAAATTAAGTTTGGGCCCGCTGTTAATATCAGCGATCTAAGTAAAAATCGCAGCAAGCGTAAAAACATAACCTTAATTAGAAGAATCCGATAAATTCATATGCACAACAACTAGGTGTGCGTAAGCAATAGCATGACTACGACGAAAGGTATAACCATCCACATTGCGATCCCAAACCGATTCAGCAATTTCCTTCCATGGTTTGTTACGTAGGTGAGCTTTACCCGGACGTATAACAGCTAGGAACATCGCCATTCTAGTTATACTGTCTGGTTTCATACTAGCAATTAACGCATGATGATTACCAATATGAACAATGCGTTTACAAAAATCCAAGTCTTCCCAGAGCCGGCTCCATGGTGGAGTTTTGGTCATAAGGTCAACTAGGTGTACTTCATCCCTGACTTGATCATATACACTTACATTAAGTAAGTCTAGTTTAAAGTATCCAAGTTCTTCAGCACGTTTATAATCCACGGTGCATTGTCCAGTAACTGGATCAGTTGGTATATCAGTATAGTACATTCCTGTATTGTGGCGAATAAGTTTACCATCTCTTTCAATACTGGCAGTGGTTCCTCCTGGCAATACATCTAATGCATCTTGCCTATTCGCAAAATCTATATCAATATCTGGGATCTCAATTTTCATAATCCTGCTTCTTTTAAAATATGTTTCACCCATTCTGTATCGGCAACATAATCCACAAACTTACGCCGCCAAAAATCAGGTTCGATATATGGGAACACCATTTCAACTTGTTCGGGATTAAGCTTATCAAGCATTTCTACACCTGTTGAACAGTTATAGATTACCCAACTGCTGATCCTGCCTGTTGAGATATCGTGCGTTACACGATTTGTACTGGCATACAAAAAATAATGATTAAAAACGCTTTCTTTTTCTTCTGCCCAGGCTATCATGGTGTTTAGAGTTCTTTCAACGGCGTCACGTACATTTTCACGTTTAATGTGATCCATCAGAAATTCTTGATAGATAGTATCCTTACACCAATGATCTAATTTATGATTTCCTTTGATTACGAAATCTATGAATCCCTTTATGTTAATCGCTCTAATGGCTTGACAGTGTCTGCCAAACTTCACAAACGCATTGTAGTACGGAGACTCTGAAAAGTCTGCGTATGTTTTCAATTTAGCACTGCCCTGGGTTAGTTCATAGAAACGCAGATAGGCTTGCATGCCAAATTGAACACCAACATCACGTTCTTGTTGCGCTCGGCGTTTTGGTTCACAAAGATGAGCTGCTAGTGTTGATTCTTTCCTATATGCTCTATTACAGTATGTACAAGTATAAATTTTATCCGACATATCTCTGTTAATTATAGCATCTACTATGACTTCACGCAAGTCACTCATTGTCCACTCGCCTCAGCAAGTTCTTTAAGTTCCTTGGGTGTAGTGATACGAGCAAGTAAATCTAATTCATCCTCTTTATAGTTGGGATACAGTTCTGCTAGTTTTTTACGAATCTCATTTGATTTGCCGCCACCATCTTTCTTTTTGTGTCCTACCCACTGATGAAACTGATTACCCATACCCGGACTCACTGTGCATAATAACTGCCATACTAGTTTAGGATGCTTGCTTAAAGCAAAGTAGTTAATGTTCACACGTTGATTTGTTGCCATGAGATAGTAAGCATGTAACTCTGCGTTGCCTTTAACAATACTCATATATCTGTTTAGTAAAAATGGCGCAATTTTTTTCTGCTGTTCGGGTGTACACTTATCCCAAAACTTCATGTCCTTGCGATCCAGCGCATTGAGTATTATATTCAAACTTAGTTCACTCATACCAGTATCTAACACCATTGGTGGTAATATATTCAGCAAAGGCAAATTCAAACAGTTTGCTATCATCGAGCAAGGCAAAGGTTATTGTATAATATCTGCTCGAGTCACTAGTGTATATTTTACGCTCAACTCCGCAGTTATCTCTATCTTTAAAATAATTTTCAACCTTGTTGTGAACGATTTTTATGACCTCATAATGTTCATCACTTATAGGACTTATGCGATACTCGAACTTCCTATAATCAATCTTCCTAATAAGTCTACTGTCAAACATTGATTAATAGGTTGTTTTAATATTATCACAGATATTAAGTTTTTTTGCTTCTTTGGCATCTAACCAAACATCACTTTCTGGCAATAGATATTTTCTAATGTCCGCTTCCTTTAATCCTGTGCACTTTTTATAATGATCCATGATTCGCTGGCTTGTGAGTTCGAACTCTTTAACTGTGCTGAAAAGCTCGTGTTCTTTGCCAGAACTTCCCCAGCTATACTGATGGCTGAGTATGCTGGTGTTGGGTGTAAGTATCCTATGTCCTTTTGTGCCACTCATAAACAGTAGAAGACCACAGCTTGCAATCATTCCTAGACCTACTGTGTGCACAGGAATAGTACTACCCTTCATAGTATCAATTACAGCAAAACAAGCATTAACATCGCCACCGGGACTGCATATAATTAATGTTAGATGACTACGCTTTTTAATTTTTAGGTTTTCTTCGATGATCCATTCTATTATTGGACGCATTGTATCTTCAGTAACATCATTCATTAACAAATACATGCCGGCCTTGCGTAAACTAACTGACTCACCAGCATCTACGGGTTGTTGTGATTCGTTTGTTTTCATTTTACCATGCCTTACTTATATCTACAACTTCATTTTGTTTATTAATATCTTTAGCACAATAAACGCAGCGAGGATTTTCATTATCGTCAATCGGAACGGCTAGAATCTGTCCTTGTTTAAGTTTAGGAAAGTACCACTTAATATCCGAATACAAATCAACTACGTCTATGTCTAGGAAGTCTGCTTTAAAACTTCCAATTGGATTAAAACTAAATGCTTTAAATCCTCGATCGTTGAGACTGCTTAGATTTATTACTTCAAGATCTCCAAAGTCTTTTTCACCAATTAATATTTTCCAATCCACTGGCATTTTAATTAATTTTCCGGCAATATTCAACACAAGGGCCGGAGCATTAAAGCTTTCTAAAAAAATAAGAGGAATAAAAAAATAATCTGGATTTTTAGGATCGCTGTTATCAAGGATAGCAAATCTTAGATCGTCTATTTCCTCTGGAAGTTCGTTCATTTCAAACGGTTTGTTTTCA